TCGAAATCATCTCGCACAAATGGCGCTCGACGGTGGGCACACGCATCTGTTCCTGGTTGATGCCGATATGAGTTTCCCCGGTGATACGCTCACACGCCTCTTGGAGCACAAGAAAGATATCGTCGGCGCAGCGTACAACTATCGGGCGTTTCCTCGGCACACGGTCGTCAAGATGAAACGGGATGGGCTGGTCTACAGTCCTGATCGGCTCCCTGAGTCGTTGTTTGCCTGTCATGCGATCGGCTCCGGGGTGAAACTGGTAACGACGCAAGCCCTCGCACACATGCCGCGGCCTTGGTTCGCGTTGGACTTCGACCGAGACGGGATGCTGTCGGTATCCGACGACGTGTGGTTTTGTCAGCAAGCGGCGAGAATAGGAATCGAAACATGGTGTGATCCAACGATTCGCGCCGGGCACATTGGGAGCTTTGAATTTTAAGCCTCGTCTCAACGTGGAACGGAGTTGGGGTGTCGGGGTTGGCAAATGTCTACACCTGTCAACTCGGCTGGGTTATTACTGAAACGTCATACACAAGCCGACTCATGGAACCGCGGCGTAAGTTCGTTTACTGGAAAACTTCGAGGATTAGCTCGTGCAATAGCACGGGGGATAGGACGAATGTAACATGGCTGACACAATTAACGTAAAACTACTCTGGGAAGACAAGTCCACGGGTGATGAAGAGGAGGACGGGCAAGTGGTTCGCATCTATACGGATAGCCCGTCGTTTAAACCGACCGATAAAATCGATTACGCCGTCGCCCGGCATCCGTGGATGCAGCTCCAACCGATCGCTGCAGGGGAAGAAGAGTTGATCGTCACCCTGGCGCTTCCGGTGACGTTCGTAAAATTCCAAGTCCGGCAGTATAACGCCCGCGGTTACGGTGATTGGTCTGTTCCAAAGTTGCTCCCGATCACGTCGGCGAGTAGCGGGGTCGGCGTGCCCCCGCCCCCGGATAATCTCGGGTTGTCTGTCGTGGGCGCCAGCACCCCGCCCCCGGTACCGACTGATCCCCCGCCGACGCCCCCGGTAACAGGCGGCGGCGGTGTTACGAGTAACTACGTATTCACCTCGCAATACTCCGGAGTGCAAGGGCAGAGTCAATGGTCCTATCTGGATTCCAGCGGAACGTTGCTGGTGTACGACGCAGCAAATTCCAAGTGGAACGGGAACGAGCTATATCTCTCGGTATGGAACGGAGGGTTCCGGCATTCCAGTAGCGGGACGCTGAAAGATTGCATTGTTCGGTTTACGGTCCCGGCAACCGGGGTTGCGGATATCACCGGCGTTGCGCAGTTGTATGCCGCACCGGGGAACGTCACGTTCATCATCAAACACAATTCAACGACGAAGTTTTCTCAAGCGATGACCGACACCACGCCGTACCCCTATTCGATTACGGCGCTGGCGGTGACGGCAGGAGACACGATCGACTTTATCTCGCGATTCTCTGGGGGATCGCTGAGCAATAACAACAATGCGGTGCTCGCCCCGACGATCAATCTGACGACGGACGGAACGACGGCGGTGAATCCGACACTCGCGAGTTTGTTGCCGACGACGTTCACGCTCGCAGTCGGCTCCGCACAACCGCTCGTCGTCGCGCTATCGAGTCCCGCGATCGAGGCGGCGGTGATTACCTTATCGAGCACGGATGTCGCAAAGATCACCGTACCGGCCTCTATTACGATTCCGATTGGAAGCTCATCAAAAGAGTTCACGGCAACCGGGGTTGCGGTGGGGGGCAGTACCATCGAAGCGGCATACAACTCATCTACAAAACAGAGCATCGGCAGCGTAGTCGCGCCGGCGTCGGGGGCGTGGGCGAATGCCCCGGCTGGGGGGGCGTTGTTACACGATGTAAATTTCAGCAATTTGAACGGACTATTCGATGTGTACGGGACGACGATTCTGACGACTGACGTGACGGCGCCGTTTAGTCCGTCAGGGGTTGGATTAGCGAGACTCGAAGCTAGGGCGCCATACGGCGGAAATCAGCTTGAATATGCCACCCCCGTGCTTTATCGGGAAATGTATTTCGGGTTGTATTGGAGGACTAACCCGCAATTCCAGGGACGTACTTCTGGGAATAAGTTGTTTTTCCTGCGCGGCCCCGGAACCAACGGGGTGTTCTCCATGGTCGGAGGCCCCAACATGGGGCAGTCAAGTTTCCGTCTCGTCTGGTCGCACAACAGCGGCCACCTCGATAATTCGCACATCATGGGGAGCGACCTTGGACTCGGCGCAGAGCCCAATGTCGGAAACGGGACGTTGGTTCCGGGTGTCTGGTACAAGATCGAGTGCCACATCCGCGCAAGCACGACAACGACATCCCGCGATGGGTTTATACGTTGGTGGCTTAACGGAGTCCTAATCGGGAGTTACAACCAGTTCAACTATGCCGGGCTAAATTCGAGCGCGTCGAACCCCGGCACAATGAACCAGTGGTTGATGACGCAAACTTGGGATGGCTCCGGGGATATGGGAACAATTAACACCGTACCTTGGGAGCACTACATCGATCACCTTCGATTGGTGGGACGGAACTAACATGGTGTACTTAGCTAAATACGGAACCGCCTGGACGTTACACGGGCATCAACTTGTCGATCAAACGACAGGGCAGTATAAGGTGGCGCCCACGCTCGCGTCAGGAGATTTTAAAGTCGAGAAAGACGGGGGCACCGCGGCGAATCTGACGACGCTTCCCGCGGTAGCGCCTACTGGGGGAAGCTCGATTGACATCTCGTTTTCCGCAGCGGAGATGCAAGCGAAGCACATCGTGTTGCGCTTGGTCGATGCGTCGGGGGCGGAATGGAACGACGACGCAATCCACATATTTACCGTGGGAGATTCAAACGCGTATCTCCCCTTCGATCTCTTTGCGCCTACGGTTGGGCTGTCTGCGGCATCGCAAGGCGCGGTGACAGGCGGAGTATGGGATGAACTGGTTACGAATCACCAGTTACCGGCGACGTTTGGGAAGCAAGGGCTAGATACAGGCCTCGCCGTGACCGACATTCAAGCGAAGGTCTTAGAGCTTCGCGGGATGATCGAAGAGTTGTCGGATGTGATTACGGGCGCCGGGGGCGCGGTAACGCCGGCAGAAGTGATCGCACAAACAAGGGTGGCGAATCACGCCTTGCAAAAACTCGGTGCAAATCTCATCACATCGATGGATGAAGACACTCGCGAAGCGCGTACTGTGAAGGCGTGTTATTCGATTCTTCGCGATCGGGAGCTACGCGCGCATTCGTGGAATTTCTCTGTGAAGCGGGCCGTGTTGGCGCCTTCCGCGACCGTCCCGGTGTTCGGGTTCGCGAAAGCATTCCCGTTACCTGCTGATTGCCTTCGAGTGCTCCCACCGGCGCGGGATGTAGACTGGTCGGTAGAAAATATCGACGGCGTTTCGCACATTCTCACGAATGAAGGCGCAGTGCTGAATCTTCGGTACGTGGCACGGATCACGGATGAAGTGGCGTTCGATGAGTTATTCGTGGACATGCTGGCGTGTAAAATCGCCTGGCATTGTTGTGAAACGATTACACAATCGAATCAGAAGAAAGCGGATGTGATGGAGGAATACAAAGACGCGCGGGCGGAAGCGCGGCGGATCAATGCCTTCGAGCAAGCGTCTCCGCAAGAGCCCGAGCCCCCGTGGTTGGTGGCTCGGCGTGCGGGGAGTGGGGAACAGAACTGGTTACGGTTCGGGAGCGAAGGGTAAATGCCGAAAGTCTCGCCGATTCAAAGCTCGTTTTCAACAGGGGAAGTCTCGCCGCTGTTGTACGGGCAGGTAGAGTTCGACAATTACAAGTCTGGGCTAAAGGTCTGTCTCAATCTTCTCCCCCTCATTCAAGGTCCCGTGACTCGACGCCCAGGGACGTACTTTTGTGATGAAGTCAAAGATTCTTCCAAGCAAGTGCGGTTGATCCGCTTCAAATACTCCACGCAACAAGCCTACATGGTTGAGTTCGGGCATCAATATATCCGGTTCAAGCGAGGAAACGCCCCGGTCACATTGACGGCGCAAGCGATCACCGCCGCGACCAAGGCGAATCCCTGCGTCGTCACCTATGCCGGATCCGATACGTTCAGCAATGGGGATGACGTTGATATTTCCGGCGTGGTCGGAATGACCGAATTGAACAATCGCCGGTATCGGGTCACAAATGTAAACACCGGAGCCAACACCTTTGAACTGCAAACCCTGTACGGAACCAATATCGATAGTTCGAATTTCACCACCTACGTGTCCGGGGGCGAGATTGCAAAGGTCTATGAAGTCGTCTCCCCGTATGATGAAGACCAGTTATTTCAGATCAAGAGCGTGCAATCGGCCGATGTGTTGTTTTTGACACACCAAGAACATACCCCACGGAAACTCTCGCGTTCGGCGAATACCTCGTGGACGCTCACATCCATGAATAACGCCGTCTTGAAAGACGGGCCGTATCTCCCTACGAACACGACCGCTACGACGTTGACCCCGAGTGCCGCAACCGGAACCGGCGTCACGCTCACGGCGTCGGCGGTGACGGGGATTAATAACGACACTGGGTTTCAAACGACAGACGTAGGCCGATTGATTCGGATTAAAGAAGGGTCGACTTGGGGCTACTGCATCATTACCGCGCGGGCGTCGACGACTTCCATCACAGTGGACGTAATTAATACGTTGACGAATACTAATGCCAAGACCTTCTGGCGCCTTGGACTCTATTCCAACACGACGGGATACCCCGCAGCCGTGGCGTTTTATGAAGATCGCCTCGTATTTGGTGGATGCCCGGCGGCCCCTTCGCGCGTCGACTTCTCCCGCACGGGTGACTATGAGAACTTCGCGCCGACAGATACCGATGGCACCGTGGTTGACGATCACGCGATTTCGTACACCTTGAACTCCGACGAAGTACAAGTGATTCGGTGGATGAAAGGCGACGAAAAGGCGCTCATCATCGGCACCCTCGACGGGGAATGGCCGATGCGCCCGAGTACCGCTTCGGAAGCCCTCACCCCGACGAACGTCTCGGCGAAGCAATCGACCGCCCGCGGAAGTGCGGATTTGCAAGCGATCCGCGCCGGCGATGCGATGCTGTTCGTCCAGACGGCACAGCGGCAATTGCGCGAACTCGCCTACGTGTTTGAAGCGGATAAATTCAGAACGCCCGACGTGACGGTGCTGTCGGAGCACATTACGAAGACCGGGATCAAGGATTTCGACTATCAAAAGCAGCCGCATTCAATCGTGTGGTTGACGCGGAACGACGGCACCCTGTTGTCCTTCACCTATGAACGCGATCAAAAGGTGCTGGCCTGGGCGCGCCATGCGGTGGGCGGATACTCGGAAGCGACATTGACGGCGCCCGCGGCAGTGGAATCCGTGGCCTGTATGCCGAGCGCAGACGGCACCCGAGATGAAGTCTGGGTGGCTGTCAAACGCCTCATCAACGGCCGCATTGTGCGTTATATCGAATATCTGACGAAAACGTGGGAGAAGGACGACGTACAGGAAGACGCGGTATACGGGGATTGCGCGCTCACGTATGACGGGGCGGCGATCACCACCGTGACGGGCTTGTGGCATCTCATCGGGGAGACGGTGGGGGTCTTAGTCGATGGCGCCGCGCACC